TCTTGTCAAGTGCTTGGTTGTATAGCTTTGACATAACAGATTTCTCTGCCAATGAAACACCTTGATCTCCTGCAACACGCAAAAACTGATTTAATGCAGTTGGGCTAGAGGCAATCAACGGAGAGATTTTTTCAGCGTAATCAGAAGAACTAATTTTTTCAATAGCGGCGGCATCTTTAAATGGAATGCCAACTTTATTGTAATAGTCAGTATCAAGTGCCGTCATTGCTTGACCAAAAGGTAATTTTTCACCTCTAAAGTCAATCACGATGTTGCCACTAGAATTTTGCACTTTGTCTAATGCTTCATCAACTCTTGTTTGCAATAGGCGCAATTTGTCTTGTCTATTAGGGTCACGAGTTTCTCTAATGTCTTGAGCAACACGTCTTTTCAATGAATCAAGGCTTGTTATATCCATGCCCATTGTTAGGTCTGGCGCAGTAATGGCTGGCAAAGTAGTTCCTTCAGCAGTTGGCACTGCTTGTCTACGCATTGCTTTGAACTTTGAAGATTGCTCTCGCACCAATTTAAGCAAAGGGGCTTGTTTAGCCCAAGGGTCGCCTTGAAATAACTGTTCTGCTGTGTTGAGCAAATCTTGAGTATCTTGTGCTGGCAACAATGCGCCTTGCTTGGATGCTTGACCTAACACTGATTCATATTCAGGCTTGAGTGCGGCTTTAGCGGCCTTCTCTTTAGCCACGACAAGATTTTGTATTGCAGTGCCAATCTCTACTGGTTTTGTGCCACCAGCAATGTCAAGTTGACCTGTTAGTTTGTTTAATTGATTATCAATAAAGGTGATTCGTTGGTTGTAGTCAGTTTCTGTTTGAGAAACTTTTGCCTGTCCTGATGGAATTTCACCACTAGGTCTTGGATACAACTCTTGTGATTTTTTACGAACAGCCGCTCTAAGCTCAGAATAAATATTATTTAATTCTGTTGCAAATTCCACATCATCAGTGGCTAATTTTTTCAAGGTACTGCTTAACACAAGATTATCTAATCCTGCGACTCCTGCCCCACCTTTTTTACCAGTAACAAACTCAATTTTGCTTTGTATGTTTTCTAATTTTTGTTGAAGCAGTGGGTCTGTCTTAATGGCTTTTTCAATAACATCTTTTGCTCTTGATATACCCTCAACATTGGCTAAATCTTCTATATCAATATCTTTTATCGAAAGACGATCACTCAACATTTGACCAGCTTTGATAGTTCCTCCACCAGATGCCAATGAGCCAATAATCGAACCAATTACCTGACCAGGAACTCCAAAATATTGGCCTCCTGCCTCTCCTCCATATTCACCACCTAAAGCACTAACTCCAGCAATCGCTGTTTGTGCGCCTACGCCTTTTTCAAACAATCCTAAACCACGAGCCACATTGCTCAATCCTTGTCTGGCAATACCAGCACCACCAAAAAGATTTAATGGGTCTGTTACTGCACCAGCAACTGTTCCAACGGCTCTTTGCATTTGTGTTGCAGGACGCATATCAGGGTTTAAACCCAAATTTCTTTGAAATTCAGTGTAGGCTTTTCCTGCTGTGCCTTGAGGGGGTAATTCAGATGGGAATTCACCACCACTTAAACCATAAAGAGCACTGCTTTCAGCCATGAGCGCAGGAATAGAAGATAAACTTCTTCCAATGCTTTCTGTTACATACTCACCCATTGTTGGAGGAGGTTGATCTCCTATCAATACAAATGGCGATTGCTCAACACCTTCAGAATCAACAGGAACTAATTTTTCTCTCATAGAGTTGGCGATTTCTGCCAACCTACGAGCATCCTCTACATTCCCTGCGGCATCAGCATTACGCAATGCTTCAATTACTTCATTATAAGTTGCCATAATTACCTCAAGGTTTTTTTGGTAGATATTTGTTTATTAACGCATCATCAGATTCTGTAATTTTTGAAGAAGGGTTTTTTCTAAACTCAGGAATATCTGATGCTAAATCAAAATCTTCATCTGTAAAATTAGACCGTTTGGCAAGAGTTCTTTGGGCTTCTATTTCTGCTCGACCTTTTTGTAAAGCCACCTTGCGGATAGCTTTAACAGTGGCTTCTATTTTTTTCTGGGTATCTATTGTTGGTGTGCCTGTAAAAGCCGTTGATGTCACATCAGCTAATTGACCAAGAATAGATGGGTCGCCACCAGCCGCTTGAATTTCTTTTTGACTCAAGTCTCCACCAGCTAATGCTTTTGCCAATTGCACACGAGCCGCATTAAATGCTGAAAAATTATTTTGCTTTATTGATAAATTAAGATTCTCAATCGCAAAATCTGTTGAATTAACAGTATCTCTAAATGGCTTAACTGTAGAAATTATGTCTGCTCGTAGTTTAGGAATATCCTTGTATTCTTTTATTCCAGAACTAGGTGCTCCAGCTTTTGCTTTTTCTCTTTCTGATTTTTCAACAGCCGCATCTACTTTTCCTGATTCTTCAGGAGTTAAGTCAGCATAAGGCTTTCCATACATTGTTTTAGATTTTCTTTCGGCCTCTGTTCCAAAGGCAATGCTTCTTTCTTTTTCTGTTTTTTCAAGTTGTTTGACAATTTCATCGTTGTATTCTTTAGTTCCTTCTTTGAAGCCTTTACCCTGAGCAACTAAACGAGCTTTTTGGATGTCTGCTGGTACTTTGTCTGGACTGTCAACTTCTCTTAGATCAGCAACATTTTGACTTGCCTTATAAGTTGCCATGCTTGCAGGAGTGTATTTACCCGTACGAAGCAGTTGTTCAAATGGGTCAGCACCTTGTTTTTCACGAAGTCGTTGAGTAGTCAAAGCCATTTCAGACATTGATTTACGAGCACTTTCAGCAATCTTCATCGCCAAATCAGGGGCAGTTCTAGCGTATTTCTGAGCAACTCTCAATTGTTGTTCAGGGTCACTTGGGTCAAGTTCACTCAAGATTTGCTGTTGCAAACCAATCATCTGCAACTGAGGGTCTTTGCCACCCAAAGCACCACCAAGAACATCACCCAACTGTTGACCCCCACGATAGAAGCTAAATTGTGCTTGTTGCATGGGCGATAACTGTGCATAAGCCATTGCTTCATTTTGCATAGCCGCTTGACGCTTTTGCATAAATTCCATCTCTGCGGCACGAGATATTTCAGGACTAAACATTCCACCAACAATAGAAGATGGTTGATTGCTCATCATTGGCTGATATGCAAATGGTTGTTGCAAGTATGGAGTAGGTAAAAGTCCAGACGAAAGAGCTTCTTCTTGTTGGCGAATAGCATCATATTGACCAAAAGGAGGAAGAACAGATGAGTCTGCCTCTACCATAGGAATTTGTGTTCCAGAAACATCTTGGGGGAAAAGTCTTTCCATGATTTATTCCTTAATTTTCAAAAGCTCTTGCACCAACAGACATTTGTGGATTGAAATATCCAGAGGATTGATTGTTTACAGGAATGGATGCTTGGTAAGCATTAGAAAAAGTTTGTTGTTGCGGAGGATTGAAATATTGATTTAACCCTTGTTGTACATAAGGATTGTTTCCAAATCCTGTCAATGCCGCACCTAATCCACTTTGTCCAGAAGCCGCTTGCAGAGTCTTAGCCGCACCAAGTCCACCAGTCAACAATGCTTCTCCAACATTAGCACCAGCAGTAGCCGCACGACCGCCTAGCTGTGCGCCTATATCTAATGGCTGTTGACCAAGAGACTCAATGGTAGAACCAGCACCCAAGTAAGCACTGAATGGACTCAAAGCACCAACCTGACCAGCTTGGTACTGACCCATTAAGCCAGCACCAGAACCTAGCAATCCTGCACCAAAAGCCACATTCTGCTGACCAGCTTGTTGAGCCTGAGAAGCCAATTGCAAGTCTTGTTGTGCCAATGCGTTGTAATAGGCTTCCATCTCAGGAGTAGTAGCACCCAAGCCACCAGCACCACTTGGGCGCAATCCTGTAGCACCTACTGATAAGCCGCCACGACCTGTTTGGAACAACTGGTTTTGCAACTGAGCATATTGACGCTCACGGCTAGGCGCAAGCAAATCTTGTTGTTGTTGAATGTACTGAGCCGCTACTTGCTGTGGAGACTGCTGTAGGTACTGCTGACCCAATCCAAACAGTCCTGTAGCCCCTTGTTGAAGTGGCGCATACTGTTGACCAGCCATCTCAGCTTGAGTTAAAGCACCGCCTGTCAAAGCCTGTAATCGGTCTTGATAGGCTTTGAGTTCAGGAGAAACTGTGTAGCCAGCACCAGTTAGATAACCGCTAGGGTCAAACTGAAACTGAGAAGTGCCGTAACGAGTAGTTACACCTACAGGGCGAAACTTAGCCGCTTCAGCCGCAATTCGTGCAGACTCAAGTTGAGCTTGTGCGGATTGTCGTGCCGCATCTCCAGCGGCTTTACTTTGCATCGAACCGCCAAGCAGTGATGCACCCCCCATAATTGCGGCGGCGGCTATAGGCATATCAATCTCCCTTAATCAAAATTTCATCCACTTTAGACGGGTCTTTCTCGTCAGTGGCGTGAATACAAAACCAAACACAATCTGTTATCGCTTTGACTCCATGAGTCAACCCTGCTTTAATTTCAATACACGCTGGTGCTTCAACAATATCAATCTCATTTCCACGCAATACAGCAACCTTACCCTGTGCCAATATCGACAAGTGGCTGAAGTCATGCGTATGCTTCAAGATAGCCATGCCAGCAGGGAAACATGACTCCTTGGCATACAGCCCATCAGAGAAGTGATGCAATATCTCAGGATTTTTCATGCCGTTCTTTTCCACATATACACAGTAATGTACGGTTGGTAGTTAGCATTTGTGCCACTTGAACCAGTTGTACTGTTTGCTACAGTAATTCCAGTTGTCGCACTACCAGTATTTGCTGATACAACATTAACTCGTGCTCCACCACCACCAGCGTTACCAATTCCGGGTTGGTTGTATTCTGTTTGTGTGTGTAAGTGTCCGGGGTCTGTGACTGTTGCTGTGTGAGTGTGGCTTACAGTAATTGCATCTGCACTACCACCAGTTTCTTCAGCAGTGTCAAACAGTGCATTACCCGCATCAAAACCAACCATGACACGACCAGCACCAAATGCAGTCCATGTACCAAAGCCAAGCAATGTTGCAGGGTTAGTGCTGACAGAAGCATTTGTGTAGATAGAACCAACTGGATACAACAAAGCAATTGCCGCTTGAACAAAAGCAGTGGTTGCTATTGCAGTTGTATTGTTGCCAGCAGACTGAGTAACAGCAACCGTACCTGTAGGCAATGTAGGCGTACCAGTAAAGGTAGGACTTGCCAAGTCTGCCTTAGTCGCAACAGCAGTAGCAATGTTGTTGAACTCAGTATCAATCTCAGTACCTTTGACAATCTTCAAAGGATTGCCAGAAGCTAAAGCATCCTTGGTTGCAAAGTTAGTGGACTTTGTATAATTGCTCAAAATTATTCTCCTTTAACTCAGTTTGCCTTGTTTGGCAAGAATCTCAATCTTTTGAATCGACAAAGCAGTGCCATTGATGTCAGTCTCATAGCCTGTTTGCACAATCTTTCCAGCACCAGATGCCGAAACAGTCAATGTTTGAATGGCAACACCATCAGAATAATAAGCAATCGTTGTGGCATTTGCCCCATACTCGGCAATACCGTAGTAGTAAACATCTTGCTCTGGAATCGTTGCGTTGTCAGACAAGTAGTTGGTTTTGAAGTCAAACCCCCACTTGAATGTCACTGTTTGGTTTGTGCCACCAATCACAACTGTAGACAACTTCTTCAAAATAGAAGTCACATTCTGATTGCCAAGATCAGCATGATTCGTGTAATACAGCATCCGATAAGAATCGGTGTGGTCTTGGTAAGTGTTGTACAACGCCACATAACCATTCTGACCCAACAACAAACTACCATCACGCTTAGACAACAAGGCTGTAGGCGTGATTGAATCCCAAACCGTTACTCTAGCCGCACCATCAGGCAAATAAGCCTTGGTGTCAAACACCCAAGTAGTGTCAATGCTTGGAGTCACCAACAAATAAAACGCCTGTTTCTCACTGTAAACAGACTTGATGTTTGCCATTGTCTCGCCAGCTACCGTACCCATCAAGTCATTGCGAATGTTCTTAGACAAGTCTCTTTCAGGCGCAGACTTCTCTTGAATCGTTCTCATCAACGATCTGACACCAGAGTTAGACAAGAAAAGCACATCAGTGCTAGTGGTTTGAATACTGTCTCTGGCAATGCAACCAATACCCTCTACAGTGTCGCTCAACTGCATGGTTGCAGGGGTAGTGGCATTGGCATACACCAAGATTTGACGCTTACCAAAGATGAACAAGAAACCATTGTGTGCCGCCAAACCAGTAATCTGGTCTGAACCATTTACCCAAACCCTTGATACATCCAAAGAACCAGCAGTCCCTGTTGACCAAACATGACCCGCAATTAAGTCACTGAAGAAAACAGTTGAGTTGTCTGAATTAGTGTTTGCCGCCCACAACCTACCAAATGCAGAAATCACAATGTCTGCATCAGGAACAGTTGCTACATACCCTGTCTTTTCAGACACCCTACGGTATGTCGTTGTGGATACAGCAGGATCATAGATCAGTGCGTTAAAGCCTGACTGAAAGAAATAAGTAATCTGATTTAAAGAGGCACATTGCCAATTGCTTGCGGTAATGGTTGGTGCAGTACCACCACCCCCGTAGGTCAATTCCACAACATTGTTTGACCCATCAAGTTTAAACAGCTTGTTGTTGCCAGTGAAAAGAACAGTCAAAGAACCATCTTCTTGCACTAACTCATGGATGACCTTGACATCATTTGCACCAAGGTTGCCCGAAGAAGCATTTACCCTTGACCAACCTTGTCGTGAACCAATACGACCATACTGGTCAATGATGCAGTTTGTCGCAACCAAGGCAAAGCCAGCATTCAAATCAAGAGGCGAGTCTTGAGTGTTCAACCCATAAAAGCCGGGGGCTGAGATGCTGTAGGCTTGAATCTGTTGGCTCATATCGCAACAAACTCCCCTGTGTCTGGGTAACGAGTGCCTTCTAAAGCAATGTGGTCAGAGAGCATTGACTTGTACAACAAGTACGCTTCAGATGAAGACAAACCACCATCCTCACCACGCTCTACCAATGCCCTTGCATAAGCATTTTGAGCCACCAACACATCAGGAACAAGAACACTTGTACCATCAGCAGAGAGTGTGGCTTGAGGCACTGTCAATGCAAACTTGATTGAATAAACACCATCTGGTATTGGAAACAAACTGACCTTTGTATCTCCATTACCATCTACACCATCAAAGGTGAATTCAGTTGGAATAGCGTTGACCAAAGGCAAGAAGTTTTGTTTGCGGTTCATGTCCACAAAGCTAATGTTCATCATGCCAACATTACTTGTGACATTGATGGCATCTTGAATCTGAAACTTTTGACCAGCACCAGTCAAAGAATATGACGGTGTACTCGCAACAGTAGTCACAGTAATTGTCTGACCCAAAACATTCCAAGCAAACGCATCTTCAACTTGACGCTTGGCATCATTGACAAACTTGCCAATCAAAGTAGAGTAAGTTGTTTCGGCATTTGTTGATACAGTTGTTTCACGCAACCGAATCAATACATCGTTGATGAGTTCTAGGTAGGTCATTGTCTTGTTAATCCTATTTGTTCAAATGTGGCAATAAAGCTAAATGATGAACCAGATTCAGTAGTGATTTTGAGTTTGTCACCTTCCTCAAAAACAATGTATGCGCCACCATCAAACTGAAGATAGGTTTTTGCTGTAAAAGAGTATTGGGTCAAAATATCTATCGTGGCATTAGCACTTGCGTCAAACCACTGAACAGTTATGTGCTTAGTAGATGCACCAGTATTGTGGATGTACATCACGGTAAATTTGGCGTAATAGCCCGTTGGACAGGTGTAGACTGTCGTATCAACTGCCGCTGTGGGACTAATTCCAACCGATAATGCTCTCATTTTGCCTTCGCCTTATTCCTTTCGGAAATTGCTCTAGCTTTTGCCTTTGCGTCAGCTTTTGAGGAAGCCCCCCAAGCCTTTAACGAAAGAAGCAATCGAGTCGGTTCACCATCTTTGTACTCAGCACCAGCCATATTGCCCATGCGAGCCAAGAAACTTGCTCTGCGAGGGTTGTCCCCCGACTTAACTGGTGCTTTCAGATTACCACCAGTTTCTGCATTATAAGATGCTCTCCCCTTAGCATTCAACCCCCCTTTGGGATTTTTGCCCTCGGAGCGTTGCCAAGCAGGAGTTTTCATCACTTCACCTTTTTAGGTTTCTTTGCAGTCTTTGCCGCCTGTTTAAAGTCAGCCGCAGTAGGAGCACCCTTGCTACCTACTTTACGCATCTTCTCGCCAGACCCTGCCTTGATACGAGCCTGTTTTGCATTGATGTTTGCGTAGAGTCCTTGTTTCATTTCATCTTCTTCTTTGGCTTAGACATCCCTGCTTCACTCAAAGCAATGGCAACTGCCTGTTTTGGGTTCTTTACGACCTTGCCACCTTTGCCAGAGTGCAATTCACCCGCCTTATATTCACGCATTACCTTGCTGATTTTGGCTTGTGTTTTGGTCTTTTTCATTTGCCACGACCTGATTTCTTCATCATGTTAGTAGCAGTTCTGCCACCACGCATAGGCATACCTTTGGGTTTTCCGATAGCAACCATGATGGTCACAGGAACACCCTTCTTTTTGCCGTATTCTTTTGCTTCTTTCTCCCCTTTTTCAGAGTAGGGAAACTTCTTTTTTCCAACCATAGGCATAGTGTTCTCCTTATTTCCAGAGTCGATCAGCAATAAAGGTAATGATGCCGCCCATGAATGAAGCGATAGTCATACCCATCCAAAAACCACCTTTGCCTTTGTTGGCAAGTTCAAGTAAAGATTTGACATCTGCACTTAACTGGTGCATCTCCTTTTGGAGTGCCTCTACTTGAGCCTCTAGTTTGCCAAAGTCTCTTGCGTCAATATCAGACATTTATAACCTTTCTGGGTCTACCCATACGCTTGATTGTTGGGATAACAGGCGCACGAAAGGCGGTATCTGTTCTAACTTCTGATTCTACAGATTCTTTGGTTACTTCTGCCTCATCAATCCTTACATAACCTTGATGCCCAATCATTGACGCAATGTCATGGGGCAAGGTAAAGGTCACAGTGTTACCCGATTGAAGACAGCGAAAAGTAGCCATAAAACCCCTCAAATGAGAAAGGGGGGACTAGCCCCCCTATCCTTACACCATGCGAACCACAACGATTCGCAAAGTAGAAGATGCCAAATCCACTGTTGAACCTGACTCGTTTTGAATGCGGAACTTGACGGTATTGGCGGCACTGACATAGCCAGTAACTGTCAAACCAACCAAATCCACACCCAAAGATGCACCAATAACCATGTCACCCAAAGCGACACCAGCCACTGTTACATCGTCTGTTTCCCCTGCGCCATCGACTAGCGAACCAGCGTCAAGGGTTGCTTTTACCGACCAAGTATCAGAGAACAAACCCCGAAACTGGTCATTACCTCTGCGTGAAACTACTGCTGAAGCGGTTGCCATTTTATTTCTCCTAATTAGGTTAAAAAAGTCCCCCTACCCCTATTGCTAGAAGTAGGAGGGACAACTGCAATTAGGCTGGAACTGCCAAAGCAAAGGCAGATGAGGACAATGCCGCACCAGTAGTAGCCGCCGCACGAACTGCCTTCACTCCATACAGAGTGTCAGATGTGAACAGTGTGGCAAGGTACTCTTGCTTGTACTGGACTTGTGAACGAACAGCAATTTGCTCAACCAGAACCATTGAATCCTTGTGACCCATCAAGCAAATACGGTCTGTGGTGGAGTTACCAGCCGCAGTGTCAGCATTGCTTGTTGTGAATACAGGGATACCGTAGAGGTTGCCAATTTCACCATTGCGGATTGCGTTTCCATCACCCACAAATGCTTGTTCGGTATAGCGAGACAAGCCCATCAAAGTATTGCGACTTGATGGAGGAATGATAAAGAAACGACCGTCCATTGGGGTGTCGTTGTCATCCAAACGCTGAATAGTTCTGCGAATGGCGGCATCTGTCAATGCGGCCGCATTGGAAGTTGAACTGTTATAGACAGTTGTGCCATCACTACCAACAAAGGCTTTGGTGGATGCGGTGGCAGTAGCGTAATCGTTTGTACCAACGGTAGCACCGTTGAACGCACGACCCAACTGAATCAAGTCGGTATCAACTTGTTTTGCCAAGGAATAGCCAGCGTCTGAGGTGTAGAAGTTACGCAAGCTGTTCAAGGCTTGGGCTTCAACGATGTCCTCAATCAGACGAGAATATTCGTAGTGTTTATTGATTGACACTTGAACTTCTGTCTCTGTGGCGGCAATCAAAGTGACTGCTGTCTCAGCGGCTTTCAATGAAGCTGTACCACGGGTAGGTGCAGGGATGTGAACCACATCACCCTTCTTACCTTTAAAGTTCATCTTCATTACTAGGTTTGCCAAAACCAAGTTTTTCTTGTAAGCCGCAATAATTTCATCACTCCAAATTTCGGGGATGAATGTTGCGGATGTGGTGGTAGTAACTGAGTTACTGGGGTTAAATGCTGTTGCCATTTTAAATCTCCAAAAAACGATTAGTTAAGTCATTTGACTCTGCCCTCGGAATACGCTTGGTAAATTTCATCACTCAAGGCTTCGTAGCGAGCAGGGTCAGTCATCTTCAGCCGAATTAGATCAGCCCTTCGGTAAACTCTTTTTCCAGATTCCCCTGTACCACCCACATCAACACTTGCGGCTTTAAGGCTAGTCTTACGCTGAGTTTCCCCTGCGTCAGATGTCTGCTTTGCCTTAACACCTTTCAACTGTTTGTAAGTGGTCAACAATTCGTTGGCACTGTCGTAATCGAATTCACCATCAGCTTTTGCGTACAGACCTATGCGAACAGGTGAAGATTTCACCCAATCCACAAAGTCTGAGTCTTGAACAATCTGACCGAAATCAGGGTGTTCTTGCGCCAGCTTTTGCTGAATCTGCATCTTTTTGAAGTCTTGACTGGCTTGTCTAGCCGCCAAAACATCAGGATGGTTATCAACAGTTTTACGAACCGCCTCTTTAGGATTCTCAAAAAAGTCTACTTCTGGCTCTTTTTCAATAGTCTCTTGTTTAGACGACAGATTTTGCTTAATCAGTTCATCTGCCAGTTTGCGAACCTCTGCAACCTCATTACCTTGGCGAGAAATGACTTTCTCAGCCTCTTGGTGCATCTTGACCACTTCTTCAAGGGTTTTTTGCCTGTATTTCTCAGGCAAGTCCTGAAGTTCAGTCTGTTGCTTCTTGCTCTCAACTGCTTCTAACTCACTTAGCGTCTGGTCATCATTGTCAACAATCGACATATTTTTTCCTTTTCCTGCCGTTAATCGGTTTTAGGACATTAAACTCGGCATTTCTGCTTATGAGTTTTGCTTGCGTTCAGACTTTAGTTTGTCAAGATGGCTTTTCTCGAACCTTCCATGCGCTGATGGAAATGCTCCAGACCACCCTTCCAACCTAAAGGCTGGCGCACT